GATCAATTGATAGGCGCAGCAGAAAACATAGTGATGAAGTTTGATGGTGCATTCACAATCAATCGTGCCAAACGCTATGGCATCAAACGCTATGAATACGCAGGTGGTGTTGTGGAAAACACTCGCCCATGGTGTGCAGACCTAGATGGCGAAATACTCACAGAAGATGAAATTGTAGAACTGTGGGGTGAATCATGGACAGGCAAATCAGGTGATAATCCGTGGTTAGACAGAGGCGGATACAACTGCCGCCATTATTGGATACCAGTGGAGGAGTGATATGAGCAAACCAATAAACAACAATCAACCTAGTCTTAACACAGGCATGGCAATAGCATTAGGCGAGTTTCGCGATACAACCAGCATTGACAAGTTTGGATTAAACAGTAGTGTAGGCAGCAGTTATGAAACTATTTGGGATGCTGGATCCGTGTATGAATATCCAAGCTCAGCAGTTGCAATGACAGTCACAAGTGCAAGCGGTGCAAGTGACAATGGTGTAGTAGTAACCATCATAGGACTAGATGGTGACTATGCTGAAGTAGAACAGTCAGTTACACTAGGTGGCTTAGGTGTAGCCACAACCACACAAACATTCATTAGAGTGTTCCGTGCGTTTGTGTCAAATGGACAAGAGGCAACAGGTGTGCTAGACATAGACAACGGTGGCACAGTCTATGCACAAATACAGCCAGAATTTCAACAGACAATGATGGCAGTGTATACAATACCCGCAGGCAAAACAGGTTATTTGGTTAGTGGCAATATTTCATCTACCAAAGACAAAGACATCACTGCAAAACTTATGATGAGAGAATTAGGTGGAGTATTGAGAACCAAAGGATTAGTGCTAACACCAGGAACGCCATTCCAAAGAACTTGGAGTATTCCACAAACTATACCAGAGAAAACAGATATTGAAATTCGTGCCAAAGCAGGTGCAACAGGACCAGTGGCCGCGGGCTTTGAAATAGTATTGGTGGATTCGTGATATGGATCGTACACATGTACATGTTGGTGATAATCATATCAATCGTGATATATCACCTATGACACAGACAGAGCGTGAGGCGAGCAAAGCAAGGGAGAAAGCAAATGCCAAAGAAGAAGAAAAAAGGTGGTCGTAGAGGATAACTGGGCAGATTATTTTGCGTATATCAAACCAGTTTGTCCATGGGCCTATGCAGCTTGGCAAGCAGGCACTATAGACATAGTCTACAATGAAGAACCCAAAGACCTAGGCAACTATACGGCAAGGATATATGTGGTTGATATACACAATCATGATTTGAGGGCATACTCAGAATACCTAAATGACACTAGAACAGATCTATGGTTTTACAGTGATCCTGAATACTTGGGATATTCAACACCCGTCAGTTGTCTAATACAGCAGGACCCAGTAAAACTAGAAGAAATCAGACAAAAAACAGGCACATTTAACAACAAGGCATAAATAACAATACAATGTTTACTCAAACACTAAAGGAGGAACGCCTACAATGAGCGAAGAATCGTTGGAAACACAAGTGGCAACTGATGCCCCTGCAACAGAAAATCAGGAAACAGCCAAGACCTATACTGAAGCTGAGTTTAACAATCACATGGCTGGACTAAAGAAGAGTCTAACAGCCAAGTTTGAAAAGCAGATTTCAGAATTGGGTGATCTTGAAGAATTGAAACAAATGCGTGTGAATGCTGAAAAGCAGAAACAGGAAGAAGCCATCAAGCGTGGCGAGTTTGAAACAATACTGAAAGACATGGCAGCAAAGAAAGACGCTGAAATAGCAGAGAAGAACAAGATCATTGAGGAATACACTGTGAACACACCTCTACTAAATGCAGCCGCACAGTACAAAGCGGTTAACCCACAACAAGTGGTTCAGTTGATTCGCAACCAGGTAAGACTTGGGGAGAATGGACAAGCAGAAGTTGTAGATGGTTCAGGTGTAGCAAGATATGATGATCAAGGCAATGCACTCAGTGTTGATAATTTAGTTCAAGAGTTCCTAAGCGCCAATCCACATTTTGTTGCAGCAGCACCAAGCACTACCAATACCAAGAGTGCAGTAGCAGGTGCGACACTGGAAGGATTTGATTTGGAAAAACTTGATCTAAGCAAAGCAAGTGATAGAGCAATATACGGGGAAGCTCGTAGAAAAGGTCTCGTATAATAACATAGCCAAATCAAGGAGATTAACATGGCAAATTCAGCATACACATCAGGGTTTAATACGGACGCCCTGTTTGTCCCAGTAAAAGCAGCTACAGTATACGCTGCACATGAAAGTTCGTTATTCTTAGGCGGCGACATGATTCCTGTAATTTCAGCACCAAACGGTGTTCTACAGGTTCCAGAACTAGCCGCTGTTACAGCAACCAACCTAACTTCAGAAGCAACACCAGGTGTTGATCTTGACACTGTATTACCAGCAGACACAAAGAACACTATCAGCTGTGAAATTTGGGCAGCACGTTCAGTTGTTCGTGACCTAGGTAACATTGACCCAACTGAAATTGGACGCACACTAGGTAACGCAGTATCAGCAGCATTTGACGCAGATGTTGCAGGTGTTATGGGAACATTGACAGGTCAAGAAATCACATCAGGTGATCTAGACATGGCAGAAGTTGCATCTGCCGTTGCTACCATTAGAGGGGCAGGCGAAACAGGCCCACTTATGGGTGTGGTTTCAACAAACGCATACGCAGCATTGATGAACGACATTGGCGGAACAGCTTTCGCAGGTGGCGATCAATTCCAAAGCCAAGCAATGAGATCAGGATTCTTTGGTACACTAATGGGTGTTCAAGTTTTCGTCAGCTCATACCTAAACGACTCAAACACAGGTGTCACAGGTTCTAAAATGGCTATCTTCTCAAAAGATGCAATGAGAATCGCAATGCAGAAAAACATTGATCTTGAGATCGCAAGACGTCCAGAAGCAGTTGGTCGTGATGTGGTTGCAAGTCTTCATGCTAAGTGTGGTCTTATTGACGCAACTCGCGGTGTTCTAATCAAAGACGCAGCGTAAGGGGAGTAGAGTATGGCTTTCATAGTTGAAGATTCAAACACAATCAGTTTTGCGGAATACAGCGATGTGTTTGCAGCTGATCCTCGTTTGTTTGATTCACATGAGAGTCTTACTGATGACACTGTGGAGACAGCTTGTATTCGTGCAACAACACGGATACTGGACAATATCAAGCACACAGATTGGTGGCAGAGTCTTTATTCAACACATAACGGCTCTGTCAACAGGAAGGACATTCCTAATCCTGATCCAGATAACATTCAGGCAAGACAAGCAGACTTCACAGACTTGTGTGTCTACTGGGCTTTGAGTGATTATATCTTACCAGGCATCGCAGACTTTGGCGACGATGATTCAAACGAGCGTCAAAAGATGGGATACTACAGGAATCGTGCAGATAGATTGTTCCAAGAGTTGATCAACGCAGGTGATTGGTATGACTTTGATGGGGATGCTACAATCCAAACAGACGAAAAACAATATGGCAATTTTAGGTTACGGAGAGTAAGATGAGAGATACAGTTATAGACTATATCGTGGCAGCGCCATTACAACGCTATAACTTCTCAAGGGAGTTACCGTATCTTGAGAACGGGACTCCACTCCACCTTAAAAATCCATTGACCATATTTGTTGATGAAGAGGATTTTGATCAAACTTCATTGTTTCGCAGTTTAGACGGAAACAATGTTGATATTCTCACAACTAGATTGGAAATCATTTTCAGCAATGATGCCAAAAATACACCAAACAACTATGGTGAGCTTGTAACTTATTTGTTGGCTGCAAAGGATGTGCAAAAGGGCTTCAACAGCACTGACAGTACAATCACAACCAGCATAGTAGATGATTTACAGGTAACCACTGTAGAATTAACATTTGTAAAGATAGCATAAGGAAGACAACATGGCAAACTACATTTATCCAGCACCAGGTGTCAGTAACGTAGAAGCTGTCCTTAAACTTAAGGTTCAGTCAAACGGTTCAGATACTGGTCTGACAATACCAAGTCTGCAGGATATTACTATCAATGCTGCCAATGATGTTTTTACTTGGACACAGCTAGATGAAGGTTCAAAGAAACAGATCGCAACTACAGCGACCAACTCATTGAACACAAACCTAGTGTTGAACCAAACTACATTTTTTGGAACAACTGGTTCAGGCGGAGCAACAGCAGCAGAACTAGGCATCTTTGGCGCAAGCACAGACAAAACACTGATGACTTTCAGTTTGTATATGGGTGATGAATCAGACGGTTCAGCAGGCAAATACATTGAAGGTGACGGTTACATAACTGGACTTGCACCTACTGTTAGTGCTGATGAACCTGTATGGGTTTCACCAGTTACATTAACAATCACAGGTGACTACACGATAGCAACATCAGGTAGCTTCTAAAACAATTAAAATACCCTCCTTAACTGGGGGGTATTTTTTACATAGGTAAATACATATGGATCAAAAGACTACGATACTTGATCACTTGACCTATCAGCAAATGATAGACACAGTGATCAGAGAAGCAGCCAAAGCCAGCAAAGAGATTGCTACAGCAGAGGCTGATATTAGCAAGGCCAACAGACGAATCAAGTTCTGCTTGTTGTTGGCAAACAGATTAAAAGAGAGGACGGATTGATGGATCTCAAAGCAGCAGCAAAAAAACCAAAACTACACAAAATTTCACTGGACGCAGATCATGTGATTGATGAATATGGAGAAGCATTGGACTTCTACATGTACGATCGCTATGACATGCCTACATATATCAAACTTTCAATGGTAGACCAAAAAGACACTGGTGCCATGTTGGAGGTTATCCGTGAATTGGTATTGGACGCAGCGGGCAAAAACATGTTGGAGCCTGATGACCAATTGCCACCAGCAGTGATGGTTGACATGATGAATGCAGTGGTAGCACAATTGGGAAACTTAAACCGCCAGATTTCAAAAACATAGATCGCAACACAGAAATGATGTTGTGGTTGGATCTGATGGGACAGCGTTACTCAAAATTACCAAGTGAGATACTGAGGTCTGGCGATACAATGGATTTACAGATTGCATTGACTGCAATTGAATATGAGCGTTGGAGAGAACTCAAGGTATCAAAAGGGCATACTCCAACACATCACAGTCAAGAGCATTTGCAAGCGATGATAGATAGGGCACAAAATGGCGTTAGTGGGTAGAAGCAAAATAAGAGCAAGGTTAACTGAGGTAGATCGTCAGGTCAACCGCATAAAAGATTATGCAGCAGAAGAATTTCGCAGCATAACACCAATCCGCACAGGCAACGCACGAAGCAAAACACGCAGAGTCCAACAGGGCATAGAAGCAAACTATCACTATGCCACACGTCTAAATGACGGTTATTCAAAACAAGCACCAGATGGTATGACCAAACCCACAGTTGAAGCCATCCAAGCATTCGTGAGGAGGATTTAATGGCCACGACCAGAGACAAGTATATACTGGAGATTGAAACAGAACAGGCCAGTAGGAATTTAGGTAGAACACAAGGTGCCGTTGGTTCACTGTTGGGCAGTCTAGGTAGACTAGGACCACTAGCAGCAGGTGCAGCCGCAGCATTTGGTGGATTTGCAGCAATCCAAGGTATACAAAACACAGTAGATTCAATGGACGCACTTGCCAAACAAGCAAGGAACCTAAATGTTGAAGGTGATGCTGCACAGGAAACATTCCAAAGATTTGGCACCATATTAGCAGACGCAGGCATCAGCCAAGAACAGTATGTTGAAGCATCAAGACGAGCAATTGACAGACTCAGCAGAGGTGGTAAACAAGCAGAATCAGTGATGGCCAAAATAGGCGAGTCATTGCAAGACGCAAATGGCGCACTACTGTCAGGTCCTGAACTGCTACAGAAATTAAATGTTGCATTCAATGAAGGTGCTATCACAGCAGAAGAATTCCAAAGCATAGTTGGTGTTAGATTAGGTCCAATTGTAAACAGGGCATTGGGTGAAGTAGCAGGATCAGCTGAAGACATGGCAGCGGCTATGGAGCGAGCAGGCGAAAGCACAAACTTCGTAGACCAAGAAACACTGAACAACGCAGAAGCATTCAATGACAACATGGCTGCAATGGGCAGACAGATACAGTCAATTGGTACACAGTTGGTCAGCGCACTATTGCCCTACATGAAAGATTTCACAGACAATCTATT